TATTGGTCTAGCAGATGCTGATCACAGTATTGCACAATTGGCAAAAGTACATGCATGTATAAGAGAATTAGCCAAAGAATCTGGCTATACTTTTGAAGAAATGAAAGTGCTGATTAAAGAAAGATCCGGCTTATGTTATGACGGAGGAGATGCAACATTTTGCAAATCTTTTGCAGACTGTAGTAAAGATGAATTAGCGTTGGCAATTGAAGCTTGTGTAGAAGTAGGCCAGATGTATAATATTAATCTATCTTAGGAGCTACATAACCTTCATCACCTGGCTCAAGAACTTCTTTTTCTACAAAGAGTTCTTTATCCTTAGCAACTTTTTCAATTTCAGCTAATAGTAAAGAAAGAGTATAAAATGATCTTTGAGTTTCATCTAAGTCTTTATATTCTTTGCTTATTGCTTCTTTGATGTAAGCATCTTTATCTTCAGCTGTAATTGTACCTACAAGATGAAGAAGTACTGATTTTACCATTAAGTAATAGTTTTTGTTGACTTTTACTTCAATGATTGAATCATCTTTTAGTTCTTTAACTTTTATTGCCATTGTGTTAGTTTTAAACAAAAATAATTAAAATATGAATCAGAAACTAGATTTAGAGGAAATTAAAGATAAGCTATATGCTAGATTAGAAAACTCTGGATGGTCAATAAAACTAAGAAGTTTTATATACAGTGCAGAGTTTGATAAAATAATTACAGAGTTAGCTAGACTATCTATGGATGGTAGAAGATTTACACCACCATTAAAACAAATGTTTAGAGCATTTGAAGAATGTCCTGTAAATGATCTTAAGGTAATTATAGTAGGCCAGGATCCATATCCTCAAGTTGGTGTTGCTGATGGTATAGCATTTAGCTGTAGCAACACTAAAGAGTTACAACCTAGTCTTAGATATTTACTAGATGAAATAAACAGAACTGTTTATAGAGGGCATCCAGGGAGTTTAGACCCAGACTTAACAAGATGGGCAGAACAAGGTATACTATTAGTTAATACTGCTCTTACAACTACAGTAGGTAAGATAGGACAGCATTACAATATATGGAAACCGTTTTTAGCTTATCTGTTTGATTATTTAACATGGAATGAATCCGGACTTGTATATGCATATATGGGTAAACAAGCTCAAGAATGGTCTGAAGCAGTTAATGATAATAACTATAAGTTTTATGTAACCCATCCTGCCAGTGCTGCATATAATCAGCAGGAGAGATGGAACTCAGATAACCTATTTGTTAAGATTAATGAAGTTGTAGAAAGACAGTTTAATGCAAAAATAACTTGGTAATGACAGAGATATTTCAAAGGTTGATAAAAGAGAACCTGACACCAAACACATACTATGTTTTGCATTGTATAAAAGAAAAAATAATACCCCATAATTTTGTCAATAAAGAACTTGAGTGCAAAAGACTGCAACAAGATCATTGGATAGATGAAAACTTGCAACTTACAAGTAAAAGCCTTATCTTTATGGAGGAAATTAACGGGTTCTTCAAGAGAACTAAGAAAAAAACACTAAGAGATTTAATGGGAGATGGCTTCCTAGAGAAGATACAGGAATATGTAGAAATATTTCCTAATAGGAAACTTAACTCTGGTAAATATGCTAGGGTTAATCCCAAGAATCTTGAAGGTGCTTTTAAATGGTTCTTTGAGAATTATGATTATGACTGGGAGGCAATCCTAAAAGCTACTGAAAAATATGTTGATGAATTTAGTGTCAGAAATTATGAGTATATGAGAAACTCTCAGTATTTCATAAGGAGACAAAATCTAGATAAGAGCTTTGAATCTGATCTAGCAACATATTGTCAGTTATTAAACACAACCCTTGATGGAGAAGGTGGTTCTTATTTTAAAGAAAGAGTGGTATGACAAAAGGAACTTTATTTATTACAGCAATATTAGGAACAGCAATAGGTTATGGTATAGTAGATTTATTTATTATATCTATGCCTTTTTGGAAGTATTTCTTAATTGAGTTGCTGATTACATTATTACATGAGGTTTATAACCAAATGAAACATAGTAAACTAGAAAATCAATAATACAATGGCAGAATTATTTAATGGAGCCAGGCCTTTGCTGCCTGTAAGTGAAAGAGATGCTTTAAGAAAAGCAATACTTAAGATTAAAGGAAGAAGAAAAGGTGAGATTAAATCACTGAAAAGTGCATGGCCCAAATTTAATGATGCCTTTTGTGATGGATTAGAATGGAGAACTATCACCGTAGTTGGTGCTAGACCTGGAACAGGTAAAACTTTATTCATGGAGCAGTTAGTTAGTGATATAATTGAACACAACACTGATCAAGAATTTAGAGTTTTGAAGTTTCAGCTTGAGATGGTTGATGAAACCAGTGGAGTAAGAAAATTAAGTTTGAAAACAGGTGCAGATTACAATACATTAATGAGTAAGGATAGAGTCCTTGTAGATAAGGCTATCTATGATAAGTGTATTGAGTATTATGATAAATCTGAAAATAATGATTTGACCAATGTGGTTTATGATGCGTGTACAGTGGATGAGATGTGTGCTACTATTCATTATGAAATAGAAAAGTACAAGAAGGAAGATGGGACATACATGAACATGTTAGTTGCAATTGATCACTCAGCATTATTCAGACTAAGTAAAGGACAAAAGGACAAATTTGATATGCTAGGAAGCTTAGGTGAAGCTCTCACCATGATGAAGAAAAAATATCCTGTAGCATTTGTTGTGTTAAGTCAGCTCAATAGAAACATAGAGACACCTGATAGACAAAGAGATGGTGAGTATGGGAATTATGTATTAGATTCTGACATCTATGGGTCAGATGCTTTATTGCAGCATGCTGATGTAGTTATAGGTATAAATAAACCCTCTCTTAAAAAGATAAGACAGTATGGTCCTGATAGATATATAGTAAATGATGAAGACATGTTAGTTTTCCATTTTCTGAAATCAAGAAATGGTACCACAAGGATGAGCTTCTTTAAGCTAGATAGAACAACCATGAGGATTGAAGAGATAGCTACTCCAGCACAAGCTACAAAAAAAGTATCAATTTAAAATGTAAATAGAGTATGAGAAAAGAAAAAGAAAAAGAGTTTTTTGCAGAACACTTGGAGACATTTAGAGCTCACCACATTGCAGATCCTATCTTTCTTATCAAGACAGCTTACTTTGTAAAAGGTAAAGCAGAAAGGCAATTTCAGCTTTTTGCGTCTGAGATAACTAAGGCAACTGATATGTATATAGAGTTCTATGACAATGTTAAAAATGATCTTGGTGAAGTAGTTGATATTGTACCATTTAATTCTGACAGACAGTTGTTTAAGTATAGGGTCAATCCTTATTATGAAGAAGAGTATGAAATGAAAGAAGGTGTAAACTATAAAGGTGAACCTTACAAACTTTATACTATTCCTGTAACTGAATTGCGTGCTGTTCTTAAAGATGGAACTGAGATACCTTATAATGTGTATCTGAAAAGAAAAGAATCTGGTGAACCTAAAAAGGAAGAGACTAAGTTACCAAGACTACAACAGTCTTTGTTTCCTGATTTTGAGGCTGAAGTTAGCTCTAAGGTAGAAGCTGAAGCTAATGTAGAAATTGCTGATGCACCTTTGACTGAAATCACTATTAGAGATTTTGCAGCAATTATGTTGATGAAACCTATTAGTGCTAAGCCTTGGTTGAATGATTTAGTAAAACAAACAAAAAGTGAGATATGAGTATAGTACTTCCAACAAGTAAAGTAAAGGCAAGTCAGGTTAATCCAAAGAGATTACTGATTTATTCAAAGCCAAAGACAGGTAAGACAACTGCTTTTGCTGGATTAGAAAACAATTTGATTATAGATCTTGAAAATGGATCTGATTATGTAGATGCTCTTAAAATTAAAGTTAGCAATCTACAAGAGCTATTAGATGCCGGTAAAGCAATCAAAGAAGCAGGTAAACCCTATAAGTATGTTACTATAGATACTGTGACTGCATTAGAGACTATGATTATGCCGCTTGCAATTAAGCTGTATAAGAATACTCCAATGGGTAAAAGTTTCAGTGGTGAT